TCAACATCATCTTAATAGTTCATTATTGAATGTATATAATTTAAATAGAACCAGTAATAAAGCACCTAATTATAAGGCTAATATATATCCAATAGGTATGGGTTTCTATAATTATAATTTTGCTTTTAATCCAACGGAAACTCAACCATCTGGATCAGTCAATTTTTCAAAATTAGAACAAGCACAATTGAAGATGAAGTTATATCGTGATACTGATAATTTTACTTACAGTGCTACATCACTAACAAGTAATTTAACTGCTAAATATATCAATATATATGCGTTAAATATAAATATATTGAGAATTATGAGTGGTAAGGCTGGTTTAGCATTCGCTACATAATATAGCTTTTTTTCATTTGATATAATAAAATAATACTATTATGTCAAACGCAAGAATTATGTTACTCGCAATAGGCGAGCAAGATAGTATGATTAATCAGAATGCTGAATATACTTTCTTTCAACGTGATATAAAAACTCATACACAATTTGGAACTGATTGGTTAGTTGTTAGAAATAATGATAAGAATAATACTAATTTTATTGTTGATAATATGGGATTAGATATACACGTTCCTATAAATGGTGATCTATTAATAGATGTATATTTACGTATTAAATTAGACGCATCTACTCAATGGGATTATTCAGGTAATAGTGGTTCTATGGCTACAAATACTTACGCATTAGAAACATTTGTAAATATAATAGATACTGTTCAATTTATACATAATAATAAAGTTATAAGTGAATTAGATAGTTTATATATTTTATCTTATTATGACTTATATTTAAATCAGCAACAGAAGAATGAATTAGTTCCTATGGTATCATATGAATATGCTAAAATTGGTGCTCAATCGTCAGCATCATCACCGTCATTTATAAACTTATATGTTCCTTTACCATTTTGGTTCCACAAATCACCAATGAACGCATTTCCATTATGGGCTATAAAAGATAATAATATTACTATAAGAGTTACTCTTAAACAATTTAAAGGACCATCTACACGTGCTATAAGAGATATTGAATGTTTATATAAATATGGTTTTTTAACACCTGAAGAAAAGGAACGCTTTACAAGCTTACCATTAGAATATATTATTAAACAGGTTAATAGAGTAGATAGAGTGCGTGTTACTGCGAATAGCACTTATAAGGTGACTATACCACAAACACATTATATGGAATATTTAATGTGGAATATATCATTAATGGAGGGATATCAAAATACCAACAATAATATAGCTTTTAGAAAACTGATAGATGGACTTAAGAGAGCATCTATAAACATTAATGGAAATATGTTAGTTGATACAACTAGCGATTATTATAAATTAGTTCAAAGATATGAACATTTTAAGTGTGATAGTGCTTTTAAGATTTATGAATATAATGATATAAGTTCAGCACAATCATTAATATTACATCCAAATGAATATAATACATATCCATTCTATTACTTAAATAGTTTAGGTAGTAAGTTTGTTCCAATATTACCATTATATACTTATTCATTTGGTTTAGAACCTGTACAGAATAAAGATACTGGCTTCTTAAGTACTGAACAATTTACACATAGTCAATTGACATTGGAGTTTAATAATTTAAGTGATATAACTAATAATAATCTACAATTTGCTGAATGTAATGTATATTTAGTTCGTCATAATATTATAAGAATAAAAGATGGCATATTGAATGTATTATTTGCTTAAGAATGAAAAATTATATTTTCTCGTAAAAATATTTTCTATTGTTATTATATAATATTTAATTCAAAATGGCTGGTGGTTTAATGCAATTAGTTGCTTATGGTGCTCAAGATATTTATTTAACTGGTAATCCACAAATTACCTTCTTCAAGGTCGTCTATCGTCGTCACACTAACTTCGCAGTTGAAGCTATTGAACAAACTTTCAATGGTGCTGCTGATATTGGTCGTCGTTTCACTTGTACAATTGCTCGTAATGGTGATTTATTACATCGTTTATACTTACAAGTTGATCTTTCAGCTGTTACTAACGTTGGTAGTAACGGTTTCTTAGGTTTCCAATTATTAGACTATGTTGAAGTTGAAATTGGAGGTCAAGTCATTGATAAACAATATGGTGAATGGATGGCTGTTTGGTGTGACTTAACTCATACTTTAGACCAAGCTATTATGTTAAGTCAATTATTAGATGGTGCTAATACTGCTAATACTTCATTAGATAGATTACATGTTCCATTACAATTCTGGTTCTGTCGTAACCCAGGTTTAGCATTACCATTAATCGCTCTTCAATATCACGAAGTTAAGATTAATGTTCAATTTGTATCAACTGCTCCTAATTGTGTTGGCCCTGTTGGTTCAACATACTTACAAAATACTACCGTTTGGGCTGATTATATTTTCTTAGATACTGATGAACGTCGTCGTTTCGCTCAGGTATCACACGAATATTTAATTGAACAAGTCCAATATTCAAATGCTTTAACTATTGCTGCTGCTGCTACTACTACTCAACATGAATTACGTTTCAACCATCCTGTTAAAGAATTAGTTTGGTTAGTTGATCCATCATCATCAGTTACTACTTTTGATGGTTATTTAATTAGTTCAACTGCTTTATTACAATTAAACGGTCAAGATCGTTTCAAACGTCGTTCAGGTGATTATTTCACTAAAGTTCAACGTTACGAACATCACACAGGTGCGGGACGTTCATATGTCTTAAACGCATTAACAGGTGCTGCTGGTAATCCAAACTTTAACACAGTTTTACCAAATACTCACGTCTATTCATTTGCTCTTAAACCAGAAGAACATCAACCATCCGGAACTTGTAACTTCTCACGTATTGATAACGCAGTATTAAACTTAGAATTCTTAGCTGCTAGTTCATCATCCGCTATTCCATCATCAACTATTCCATCAGGTGGTGCTGTCTTAAAAGTCTATGCTGTCAACTACAACGTCTTACGTATTATGTCAGGTATGGGTGGTTTAGCATACTCTAATTAAGAAGTTTACTTATATGTCATTCTCATTACATAAATATTATGAGAATTACAAAAAAAAATCTATAGTAATAGTATAAATATAAAGAAATATGGCTGGTGGTTTAATGCAATTAGTTGCTTATGGTGCTCAAGATATTTATTTAACTGGTAATCCACAAATTACCTTCTTCAAAGTCGTTTATCGTCGTCATACTAACTTCGCAATTGAAGCTATTGAACAAACATTTAACGGTTCTGCTGATTTAGGTCGCCGTGTTACTTCTACTATTGCTCGTAATGGTGATTTATTACATCGTATTTATTTACAAGTTGATGTTGATTTATCAAATACAAACCCAGCTTTAGCGGCAGGTGTTTTCTCATATTATGGTTTTCAATTATTAGACTATGTTGAAGTTGAAATTGGAGGACAAGTTATTGATAAACAATACGGTGAATGGATGGCATTATGGTGTGATTTAACTTTACCATTTGACCAATCACGTATGTTAGAATATATGGTAGACCCTACTGAATTTGGTATATCAAATGCTGATCCAAATCGTTTACATATTCCATTACAATTTTGGTTCTGTCGTAATCCAGGTTTAGCATTACCATTAATCGCTTTACAATATCACGAAGTTAAGATTAATGTTCAATTTGAACCAGCTTCTATATTCTCAACAAATGCTATTCCATATACTACAACCGGACAATATTTACAAAATGTAACAAGATGGGCTGAGTATATCTTTTTAGATACTGATGAACGCCGTCGTTTTGCGCAAGTGTCACACGAATATTTAATTGAACAAGTTCAATTCTCAAATGCTTTAACAATTAACACTAATTCAACAACAGTTCAACACGAATTACGTTTCAATCATCCAGTTAAAGAATTAGTCTGGTTAATTGATCCATCAAATAATACAGCAAACTTTACAACATATCAACCTTGTTCAGATGCTTTATTACAATTAAACGGTCAAGACCGATTTAAGCGTCGTTCCGGTGATTATTTCACTAAAGTTCAACGTTTTGAACATCATAGTGGTTGTGGTCGTTCACTAAATTCAACAGATAGATCATCAACTGAAGATGAAAGTAATGTATTCGCTCAAACACATATTTATTCATTTGCTCTTAAACCAGAAGAACATCAACCATCAGGTACTTGTAATTTCAGTCGTATTGATAATGCTGTATTAAACTTATCATTTGCTACTTCACGGGCGGCTGGTTATCCAACCGTTGCTCAAATTGCGGCTGGAACTGTATTGAAAGTCTATGCTGTCAATTACAATGTTCTTCGTGTTATGTCAGGTATGGGTGGTTTAGCATACTCTAATTAAGAAATATGTTATTTATATTTTATATAAGATGTAAATAACAACTATAAAATAAAATATATTTAAAATATAAGTTATACTATATCGTAAAAAATGACAGGAAGTTTAATGCAACTAGTCGCTTATGGCGCTCAAGATACATATTTAACAGGCAATCCACAGATAACATTCTTTAAAGTTGTATATAAGAGACATACAAACTTTGCGATGGAATCTATTTCTCAAACAATGAATGGAACAATAGGTTTAGGAAATACATTCAGTTGTATATTAGGACGAAATGGTGATTTAGTTCATCGTGTATATTTAGAAATGACATTTAATCAAGATATAAGTAATGCGTGGCGTGTAGGACATCAAGTTATAGATAATATTGAAATTGAAATTGGAGGACAAGTAGTAGATAGACATTATGGTGAATGGATGGATATTTGGACACAATTATCACATACTGAAGCTAATTGGCAAAAATTAGATAGAATGATAGGAGGGTCATTAAAGGATAGCAATAATCCAAATTATACTAAAGTGTA